TCACATCCAGCCACGAAGTTGATGCTCAACAACAACCGCGTATTCATCGAATAATGACGATATTTGCGAATCATTAATGATGCGCACGTTTACAAAATATCCGTCTTCCTTAACACATACCGGTTCGCCATCTTCAGTCAGTTCTCCGGTTTCTTTGTACACGTTACCTATCACGTCAATGAGAATATCATCCTGCATCGACTCGTCATCATAATAGCCAGTGCTATCCATAAAGGCCGAAAAGTCGGCCCTGTCTTCAAATTTGAGTGTTAAATCTTTCATTTAATACTCTCCCCCATTTGCGCATCAGTTAATTCTTTATGCCATATTCTGAAATTCCTGACATGACCAAATAAATGGCGTAAACCGGCTGTAGTCTGGCCTCCAATACGGATAATTGCGGAGTTCTGAATATATGACCATGTGGTTTTTGTTTCGCTGGATATACGCCCGTTACTTACTGAGCACGTAGACTGATCTGACTTTACACGCATCCCCATAATCATTTTTTCAAGCAATGCGTTTTCGTTTACCCGTCTGTTAGCTCCTCCAATATCGCAATAAGGAAATCCGTCGTAATCTGCTGAAGAACCGAAGCCAAGAATAATAGCCGCTCCGGTTTGATGACCGCCGGTGTCAAAAACACGCGGCGCTGCATTTGGCGTTTTTATACCAGTTCTTATGTACCTCACAAAGAACCGTAAAAGGAAGATTATAAAGATTATTCTTAATTGGAACTGTAACTATATCGCTTGCGCGGGTCGCCGCCGTCGTTCCTGATATAATAAAAGATGATACACAAGGCCCATTTTCTACTTGTGGGGTGGCCAGATAAATATAGTCACCAGATACGGTTGCCCCGCCCTGCTTAGGAGAATACTGTATCTGAGAACCTATTTTTAACTCCCCATCAATTGCCTGAATTGTTGCCTCTGCAAAAATCCATCCGGTAGCTTCGTCCTTTCTGACTCTCGCTGTAATCCTTGAGGCAGCGCCGCCTGTCATATTAATTTCAAGCGTTTGTGTATCAATATACGCATCACCAAGAAAAGTTGTTGCGCTACCGTCATATTTATCAAACCGGATACGCAACCTTACCTGCAGTTCTGTTTTAAAACGACATGAGGTTGTCACGTATTTATTATCGCCTGAGACATCAACTGACTTTGTTGCAGCAATTGATGCCATATTAATGGCTGAGGTTTGCCCAATCAGAGAATCGTTACAGACAAACTTTCCATAGGTAAAACCAAAACTATCCTTCCCGGTTTCGGGAACATCCATATTTGACGATCGCCCCCAACTGGCAGGGTTTTCCGAATTGAGCATGTAGTTTGTTCTTTGCCCCTCAATAAGCAGGCCATCACGTTCAAATCGTGGCTCATCAATGGCAGCCTCTGTCAGCACACCAGATTTGTTAATATAGGTTGCTTTCGATGCACGTTTAAACTTAACAATCTTGTCGCCAGGCATCGTTATTTCGTCGTCACCAATAACAATCTTTTTATATGATGGCGAAAAGCCCGTAATCATATCCAGTGAATCGTTAAACGGTATCCACACATCAGGCAGCGGCTGTAAGACATATTTATACGGATCTGCTGCCTGGCTTGCATACTCTCTGGCTGCGTCTTCACTTGCTTTTGCAGCGGTCTGGCTTGCAGCGGATGCTTTCGCCGAGTTGGCCGCCGTAGTCTCGCTCGCCTTTGCGTTGGTTTCACTGGTTTTTGCTGCTTTTTGGCTGTTGGCTGATGCAGTGGCAGAAGCCGCCGCCGCGCTTGCAGAACCAGCTGCGGCACTCTCGCTTTGGGCTGCTGCATCCTGACTGTTTTTCGCCGCAGTTTCGCTGGCTTTGGCATTCGTTTCGCTGGTCTTCGCTGCCGTCTGGCTGGACTTTGCGTTAGTTTCACTCGTCTTCGCTGCTTTCTGACTGTTAGCCGCAGCAGTTGCTGATCCGGCCGCTGAAGTCGCAGAACCGGCTGCCGCGCTCTCACTTTCAGCTGCTGCAGCCTGGCTGTTTTTCGCCGCAGTTTCACTGGCTTTGGCATTCGTTTCGCTGGTTTTCGCTGCCGTCTGGCTGGACTTTGCATTGGTTTCGCTCGTCTTTGCGGCTGTTTCGCTATTTTTCGCGTTGGTTTCTGATTTTTTGGCTGCTGTCGCGGAGTTTGCCGATGCAGTCTGTGAGGTCGCTGCCGCCTGTGCGCTGTTAGCTGCATTCGTTTCTGAGGTTTTCGCCGCGTTCTTCGATGATGCCGCAGCAGTTTCGGATTTCTTTGCCGCCGCTGCGCTCTGAGAGGCGGCTTCAGCGTTGCGTGCCGCTTCTTCCACCATTTCATCAAAACGACGCAATGCCTCCGGCATGACATCATCTTCCGTCATGGCACCGAGAAAATCATTCAGCGTACCTGGTCTGGAACCTTCATAGACGGTAATGGTCCCGGCATGTGAAGGCGGAAAACCTTCAACCAGCAGGGTGACGCTGTACTGGCCATACTCAACATCCATGCTGTAACGCCCGGCTTCATCCGGATTTTCAGAGGCTACCGTGTTCACCAGTACCGTGGTGCTGTTACGCTTTGCCTTCAGTTGAATAGTGCAGTTCTGTATTGGTTTTCCCGCACCATCTTTCAGCACACCTGAAATCTGTACTGCCATACTCACTCCACAAATAAAAAAGGCGCCATTTCTGGCGCCCGTATTGGGGTTATAAATATTTCAACGGATACTGATACCGGAAGCAGCTTTTTTGGTCACAATCACCGTACAGTCTGTGATGTTACCTGCGCCCTGATTGCCTTTCTGGAAAATCTTAAACTCCAGAGTGACGCTACCACCACCACTCGGCATATCAATAACCGCACTGTAACTACCGGGAATGGCCCCTTTAGTTTCTCTGGATGCGATTAATACGCCGTTTTTGCGAACTTCAAAACCATAACCCGTGTATCGCGTACCTCCCGGGTTATTACCGCTCCCCGGATCGTCATACGCCATACCGTTAAAAATAATGGGCGGAATAATGATTTGGCGGTCAAAGTTATGATCATCGTAAATGGTGACTGTAACCGTCCCGCCTGGTGTTTCCGTATCGCCCCACGAACCAGTTTTTTTCGGGAATGGCTTAGATACAGCTTTAACGAAGTCACCTCTGACCTGGGTCGCCTCCAGCATGCCCTTAATCGTACAGTTCTCATTTATCGTGACGTTGTTGAGCGTCCCGGAGTTCGCATTCACGTTACCGCTGATATCGGCATTTTTCGCCGTCAGCCGCCCGTCCGGTGTCAGGGAAAATACCGGCGGATTGCCGCCGCTGGTAATGGTGGGAGCCGTCAGATACTTCAGGAACACTTCGTTCATGAATATCTGGTTGCCCTGCGCCACAAACATCGGCGTTTCATTCCCGTTTGCCGGGTCAATAAACGCGATACGGTTAGCGGCAACCAGGAACTGGCTCAGTTTGCCTTCCTCCGTATCCTCCATGCTGAGGCCAAGCCCCGCGACATAATGTTTGCCGTCTTTGGTCTGCTCAATTTTGACGCCCCACATGGCATTCCATTTATCGTTGGCGTCTTTCCACTCTTTCGAAAACTGATCCAGTCTGCTGGCGTTATCCTCCGTCAGGTCGACTTTTTCCAGCAGCTCCTTGCCGAGATGGGATTCGGTTATCTGGCCTTTGAAAAAATCCAGGTAACCTTCCGCATCATCGCTCGCCCGACCGACAGCCTCCACAAATGCCGATTTGCCAACGGTGTTCACACTGCGGATATAAAAATAATAATCATGGCCCGGTTTGATATTGATACTGGCGGCTATCCAGTACAGCGCCGTGCCAAGATAGCGGGCTGTGGTTTCAACCTGCCTGATATCCGCAATCCGCTTTTCCGAGAACCAGAACTCAAACTGTACCGTCGGATCATAAACGGCAAGATGCGGCGTGGCGGTTATCTGAAAATAGCCCGGCGTCAGCTCAATCCGCGACGGCGCTGCCGGTGCGGCAATCCGGAACGATACCGATGCCGGATCGCCCTGCTGCCCCCAGGCATTTGCCGCCCGGACTGTCAGCCTGTAGTTTCCCAGCGCCAGCTGCCTGAAGCGGTATGTGGTTTCCGTCGTCCGGGCCGTGCTGACCAGCCGCTCACTGCTGTCATCCGCTGCCACGGTCAGGCGAAGCATAAAGCTCACACCCTTCACCACCTTCGGCGTATCCCAGCGCGCCAGCACCTGGTATTCCCCGCTATTTGCGGTGACTTCTGCGGTCAGGTGCTGCACTGCTGGCGGCGTGACACCATTCACCGTGCCGCTCTGGTCGCCGTCAAAGTGCGCCCCGTTATCCACGATGGCCTCTTTCTCCGGCACATGCTGCACGGCGGTGATGGCATACGTGCCGTCATCGTTCTCACGGATACTCACGCAGCGGAACAGGCGTTGGCGCAGCGTCGGCAGCTTCAGCCCCCACACGCTGTATTCTGCAACGCCGTCAGGAACACGGCTCACTTTTACCTTCACGCCGTCGGTGACGGACTGGACCTCCACGCTGACCGGACTCCCCTGCCCGTCAATCAGGCTTATCAGCGTGGTGCCGGAGGATGGCAGCGTGATTTCACGGTCGAGCTTCAGCGTCCGGGTCTGGCTGTTCACCGCCAGCACGCGCCCGCCGATGCTGATCCCCGCATAGTCATCATCGCAGATTTCAATGACATCGCCCGGTACATGGCGAAGCCCTTCTGCGCCCACACTGAAGTCCACGGTCTGCGTTTCCAGCAGCTCCGTTTTAATCAGCCACAACCCGGCGCGGTGTGCCTGCCCCCGGCTGGTACAGCCAAAGGCATCCATCTTCGTGACGTTACGACCGTAACGGGCAATGGCCTGCGTGTCCTCCACAAGCTCTGTCGCCGTTTCCCAGCCGTTATCCGGATCAATCCAGTTCACCTCAACGGCATTATGGCGGTCCTTCAGGGCGCTGAAACTGTAGCGGAACGGCGCGCCATCATCCGGCATCACCACATTACTGCGGTTATAGGTCCACACCTTATCCGACGGTCGGTCCTGCACGAACGTCAGCGTCTGCCCGTTCCATACCGGCATACAGCGCATCGCCGAGCAGAAATCACTGAGAACATCCCACGCCTTACGCTGTGTGGTCAGGTAAGCGTTACAGGTGATGCGCGGCTCCGTGCCGCCAAAACCGTCCGGCACCGACTGGTCGCAATACTGGCCGATGACATACAGCGCCCATTTGTCCACATCCGCCGCACCAAGACGTTTCCCCATGCCGTAGCGCGGGTGGGTCAGCATATCCCACAGACACCAGGCCATGTTGTTGCTGTATGCTGGCTTAAACGTTCCGTCCCAGATACCACTGTATTGCCGCGTCTGCGGGTTATAGTTCGACGGCACCTGCAGAATGCGCCCGCGAAGATGATAATTACGGCTCACCTGCTGACTGCCGAACTGTTCCGAATCCACCTGTACGCCGACCAGTGCCGTGTTCGGGTAGCACTGTTTCACATCGATGATTTCGGTGTATGACGACCAGAGCGTTTTGTTCTGCAGCTGGTCTGTGGTGCTGTCCGGCGTCATCCTGCGCATCCGGATGTTGAACGGGCGCGGCGGCAGGTTACCCACCACCACCGAGGCCAGATACTGCGAGGTGGTTTTACCCTTAATGGTGATGTCTTTTTCCGTCACCCAGCCACCATTACGCTGTATCTGAACCAGCAGGCGGACTTCCGACGGATTCCGGTCCCCCTTTGAGGTGGTTTCCACCAGTGCCTGCACACCGAAGGTAAAGCGCAGACGGTCGATGTTTGCAGACGTGATGGTCCGGGTGATCGGCGTGTCGTATTTCACTTCCGTACCCAGTACCGTCTCGGAGCCGGAGGATTCAAATCCCTCCGGCGGTGACTGCTCCTGCTCACCTGCCCGGAACACCACCGTGACGCCGGAGATGTTGGTATTCCCCTCACTGTCCAGCACCGGCGTACTGTTCAGCAGCACACTTTTTAATCCATCCACCGGGCCTTCAATCGGCCCTTCGCTGATGGCATCAATCACACTCAGTAACTGCGTGGATTTCAGGTTGTCCTTCGCTTCGCGCGGGGTATGCCCCTTGCTGCTTCCTTTACCCATTCCTCACACTCCATAAACAACAAAGCCGCCCAAAAGGCGGCTCATGAGTTACGGCAGGATTAACTATTATTTACATGCATTAACACTATCAGCAAAAAATTTTTGGCGTTAATGCTGGTACGCGTTCATAAAGAGTAAAACTACTGCCATTTCCTGCTTTTTTGATATCAAGCACAACATCATACCCACCCATAGCCTGTGGAACTAAAAGGCTTACCCCATTCTCAATAGGAATGGATGTTATAGGTGTTCCATTACCAGCCCATTGTCTGGATATGCAGCCTGACAATTCATCAATATTTTTTTAATGAATTACCTTCCATTACAGGCTTGCCGGATTTTACGTAATCCAAAGATTTACATCCTGTTAAGGCAATAATCGTGCAGAATAAAATCGTTTTGTTCATATAGCTAACCAACAGAATAATTATCAGTGTTCGATATAAATATTAAATCAGTTAGAACATGAGTAAATAATATTACCGCCCAATTACCACAACCTGACCACCATCCCCTTCATCTGCCGTGCTGATCTCCTGAGATGCCACACGTGACCCCACGCGCATTTCACCGTACAGAACAGGCAGGACATTGCCCTGGGCAACCATGTTATCCAATGAGGAAAAATAGGTATTTTGCTTACCGTTATCAGTGGCTGACACTTTAGGCGTTTTGGCTTTCGGTGCCAGCATCTGCGCAACACCGCCTAAAACCATACCTGCCCCAAGAGAGAACATGAGATTACTTGCAACAATACTAAGCCCCGGCATCCAGATTGCCGTAGCAATTAGCGCCGCACCCAGCACTGCCTGAAAAACACCGCCACTTTTAGCTCCCGCCAGACGCGGCACAATGTGGATCACGGCACCATTTGCCAGCGGCTCATTAAGACGGGCAGATAATTCGGTTTCGCCTGCATCACGCCCGGCAATGCGCACCTGATACCAGCCCTCATTCAGTTTCTGGCGAAACGACGGTAGCTGCGTGGCCAGCGCCCGGATGGCTTCGGCTCCCGTTTTCACACGAAGGTCGATGCGGCGGCCAAATCGTTGCAAATCCCCGTAAAGGCAGATGCGTGCCATGCCCGGTGACGCCAGAGGGAGTGTGTGCGTCGCTGCCATTTGTCGGTATACCTCTCTCGTTTGCTCAGTTGTTCAGGAATATGGTGCAGCAACTCGCCGTCACCACAGTAAATGGCGGCATGATTCGGCACCGATGAACCAAAGCAGCACAGCAGCACATCGCCCGGCTGCGCCGCTGACAACGGCACCTGATACAGACCTGTGGCCTCCAGATTATCCAGATAGAGATTCTGACCGTTACGCCACCAGTCATCCTCGCGGTGAAAATCCGGCATCTCAATCCCCGCCAGATGATAAGCATCCCGGAACAGCGTGTAACAGTCCGTCACCCCGTGCTCAAAGCGCCGCCCGGTGAGATGCGGCACACAGCGGAACTTATGAATCGCCCCCCGGCAGACCAGCCACCACGGCAAATCACTCTGCACCTGCAGCCGCCTGTCGGCCTCACTCAGCCAGGGCAGACCACCGGGGTGACTGTGGACCAGCGCCACAATCTCACCGTGCAGTGTTGCCTGCAGCCAGTCCTCCGGCGACATCCGGAAATAATCTTCCGGCTCACCGGAGATATTCACGCAGGGGAAATATCTTTCCCCCTCCGGCGTTCTCACCACGAAGCCGCACGACTCCGCTGGCGCACATCGCCGGGCGTGCGCCAGAATCGCTGATTCTGTCTCTGTCATGGGATTTACTGCGAAAGTTTGTTAATGGAAAGGAAGCCGCCAAAGTTGCCGACATTATTGCGAAACTTACAGCCACTCAGGCATTTGCTGCATTTATCCTTCGTGATATCGGACGTCGGCTGGTCATATTCATCCGCGACAGCCGGACCGTTATAACCGCACTCATCACCGCGATAGGTCCAGGTGCAGGTGTTGGCCAGCATGATGCGCCCCGGAAAAACAGCGCCGTCCGTTTCCGTCGGTGTGGACAGTACAAAAGAGGCACTGACCGCGCTCAGTTCGCTGCACTGTTCGATGCGCCAGCGGCTGATCACCTCCTGCTCCGGATCGGCGTCACTGTTTCCGTTGACGAAGTTCACCGAATCCAGAAAACGGGCGTAAACCTTACGCCGGACCACCGTTCCGCCGACCAGACTCTGCAGATCCTCCGCCATACCGGTGACCATACCGTGCAGATTAGATACTTTCAGTGTTGGTCTGGCACTGGCTCCTTTGCCGTTCATTTCAAATCCGCTCCCCTGAATGGGATACGCCTGATACTGCCACCCCTGCCAGGTGACCGGCTCACCTTTTTCGTTCTGCTCATTACAGAAAAAATAACGTTCTCCACCGACCTCTGTCAGATCGATCTCCCAGAGCACCACGCTGGCCGACTGCTCCGCACGGGTGCATTCATTCAGTGTTTCCTGCCGGATACCCTGCATCAGTTCACCACCTGCTTAAACTCTGCGCTGAACTCAACACGCAGCATACTGACCCGCGACGTCCATTTTGCGCAGGTCACCTTTATCTGCCGCCAGTCATAAGGCGGCGTCCACAGAAAGGCTTTCCAGCCTCCGTGCTCTGCCAGAAACGATTCCAGCGCCGTGGCCTCCCAACGGGGAACAGAAATCGTCACGTTGTACGTTTTCAGGTTGGCATTCAGCCCGGCAGGCGCGCGCTGGGAGTAACCATCACCAAAGCGCACCTCCCTGACGGAAGGAGCCGAAGCCACATCCATACCCGGTTTCACTTTCCAGCGGAAGGTTTTCATCGCCCACCTCCGGAGAACAGACCACCATCACGCATCTGCCCGGTCACGACATCCATTGCCGCCTTACGGGCTACGTCATAAACAGCCTTCAGCGCCTGTGGCCCTATCTGACCGTTCGTGCCGTCGTTATTAATCACCACATGGTTATTCTGCTCAAACTTCCCGGACACCTGCGACCGGCTGTCAGCCAGACTGCCCGGTGTACCGACATAACCGCCGGTGGCATAGCCGCGCATCAGCCGGTAAAGATTCCCCACGCCAATCCGGCTGGTTGCCTCCTTCGTGAAGACAAATTCACCACGGTGAACAATCCCCGCTGGCTCATATTTGCCGCCGAAGCCCGTAAATCCTCCGGTCGCAAAATGGAATTTCGCCGCAGCGGCCTGAATGGCTGTACCACCTGACGCTGATGCCCCGCCACCGGTAGCACCGCCAATGGTGCTGCCGATACTCCCGACAATCCCCACCATTGCCTGCTTAAGCAGAATTTCTGTCATCATGGACAGCACGGATCGGGTGAAGCTGCGCCAGTTCTGTTCACTGCCGGTCAGCATCGCCGCCATATTCTGTGCAATACCATCAAAGGTCTGCGTGGCTGCACTTTTAACCTGCGACATACTGTCCGTGGCGCTCTCTTCCCACTCACTCCAGCCTGACTTGAGGCCTGCCATCCAGCTCCCGCGAAGCTGGTCTTCAGCTGCCCAGGTCTTTTTCTGCTCTGACATGACGTTATTCAGCGCCAGCGGATTATCGCCATACTGTTCCTTCAGACGCTGTTCCGTGGCGTCCCGCGCTGCCTGCCGGTCAGTCAGCCCCCGGTTTTTCGCATCAATGGCTGCCCGTTTTGCCCGTTGTTGCTGTGCGAATTTATCCGCCTGCTGCGCCAGCGCATTCAGGTGCTCCTGATACGTGACCTTATCGCCAAGTGCAGCCAGCTGGCGTTTGTACTCCAGCGTCTCGTCTTTATGCGCCAGCAGGGATTTCTCCTGTGCGGACAGCTGGCGACGTTGTGCCGCCTCCTCCAGTACCGCGAACTGACTTTCTGCCTTCCACAAATCCCGGCGCTGCTGGCTGATTTTCTCATTCGCTCCGGCATGCTTCTCCAGTGTCCGGAGTTCTGCCTGAAGCGTCAGCAGGGCAGCATGAGCATTGTCTTCCTGACGATCGCCCGCAGACACCTTCACGCCGGACTGTTTCGGCTTTTTCAGCGTCGCTTCATAATCCTTTTTCGCCGCCGCCATCAGCGTGTTGTAATCTGCCTGCAGGATTTTCCCGTCTTTCAGTGCCTTGTTCAGTTCTTCCTGACGGGCGGTATATTTCTCCAGCGGCGTCTGCAGCCGTTCGTAAGCCTTCTGCGCCTCTTCGGTATATTTCAGCCGTGACGCTTCGGTATCGCTCTGCTGCTGCGCATTTTTGTCCTGTTGACTCTGCTGTTCAGCCTTCTTTCGGGCGGCTTCAAGCGCAAGACGGGCCTTTTCACGATCATCCCAGTAACGCGCCCGCGCTTCATCGTTAACAAAATAATCATCCTTGCGCAGATTCCAGATGTCGTCCGCTTTCTTAAACGCAGCCTCTGCCTTAATCAGCATCTCCTGAGCGGTATCAGGACGACCAATATCCAGCACCGCATCCCACATGGATTTGAATGCCCGTGCTGTCCTGTCTGCCCAGGTTTCCAGCGTGCCCATGTTCTCTTTCAGGCGTCGGGTCTGGTCATCAAACCCTTTCGTTGCGGCCTCGTTCGCCGCCTGCAATGCCCCGGCTTCATCGCCGGAACGCTGCAACTGAGCAACATACGCAATCTGCTCCGCCGTCACGTTATGGAACTGGCGCGCCATCGCCGTCAGCCCCGACGTCGGGTCAGTGGTCAGCTTCCCGAAGGCTTCAGCGACCTTGTCCACCTCCACGCCGGATGCAGAGGAGAAACGCGCCACACTCTGGCTGATGGACGCAATCTGAGCCTCACCGCTTACCCCCGCCTTAACCAGTGCACTGAGTGACTCGCTGGTCTGGTTAAACGTCAGCCCTGCCGCCTGCCCGGCTCTGGACAGGACCAGCATACGATCTGCCGTCAGACCTGACTGATGACCGGAAAGGACCAGCGTTTTGTTGAACTCAGACAGGGTTGAGTTGCCCTGATACCAGGCATACGCCAGCGCACCGGTCGCCACTGCCAGCGAGGTGGCCCCGACCATCGGCAGGGTGATCGCACCGGCAAGCCCCCTGAACATGGGGATCATCCCGCCGAAGGAGTCCTTAACCTGACCACCCTGTTGCAGCAGGATCAGCCACGGACTTTGCCCGCCTGCAAGCTGCGTGGCCACGTCGGTGAACTGTGCAGGAAGCATACGCATGGCGGCTTTATACTGTCCGACGGAAATCCCCGCTTTCTGTGCAGCCAGCGCCTGCCGGTTCATTGACTGTTCAACGACTGCCGCTGTTTTTTTCGCATCACTTTCCGTACCGGAAAAATGACGCCTGACTCTGGCCATCTGCTCGTCAAATCTGGCCGCATCCAGACTTAAATCAACGACCAGATCGCCTACCGGTTCAGCCATACCGGACTCCTCCTGCGATCCCTTCTGATACTGTCATCAGCATTACGTCATCCTCCGTCATGTCCGCCACATCCGGGGAAACGGGGATAACTTCATTCCCGTCCGGGCCAAAACGAACGCCTCCGGCAAGCCCTGCCGCTTTCTGCATCAGCACATCATCTTCAGGCTCTTCGTCAGCCTCGCGCCGGTTAAGCAGACTGAAATCCAGCGGATGCATCTCCGGATCGCTGAAAAACAGGCTGAGCACGGTGTACGTCAGCCCGGAAAAGTGCATATCCAGCAGAACATCATGAAAATAATGGGTACTGTAAAAGCGGTGCCAGTCGGCATACTCCGTGGATGACATCCCGGCAAGCATGGCGCGCCAGTCGGGTCGCCCCATCTCACGCGCCAGTTTCAGGGCAAAACTCAGCTCACCGTCGAACACTTTCCCGCAGAAACAGGCTCTGCAGGCCCGGCGTCATCTGCCTGTTCAGGGGCATTATTCACCACAAACTCAGACATTCCGGACAGACGTAACACCACGTTTTCAGCCTGAGCAATTGCCTCCGTGGGCCAGGTGGTAAGCACTTCCTGCTCAATCTGCGTAATGGCTTCATTCATGGACGGCAGCTTTGTCTTCTGCGGATGGTTATGCCACAGAGACATCGCCACCAGAAACGCCCCGCCTCTGATAAGATCCTCTACAGACACCTGCAGGTTACCACTGGATTCAGCCTTTTTTTCCTGCTCTTTCAACCAGGCGAGATGCTCAATACGCTGCAGGGCTGACAGTTCAGAAAGCGTGACGGTCACGCCGTTATATTCAAATGATTCGGTTTTCAGGAACATCGCTGACTCTCCGGATTAACTGGCGGTGACGGTGATTTCTGCAACCGCAGCAAACTCACCATTACCGGATACAACCGGAATGTTGACCTTGCCTGCAGCAACGCCGTTCACGGTGATGGTCATACCACTGACCGACACGGTGGCTTTTGTTTTATCCGCAGACACCGCACGGAAGCTCTTGTCGGTTACGCCTTCCGGCTGGAATGCCACGGTCAGCGTGGTGCTCTGCCCTTTCACTACGGAAGCACTGGCTGGCGTTACCGTCATGCCGGTTGCCGCTGTTACTGTGCTGCGATCTTCAGCCATCGACGGGCGTCCCACATTGGTGACCTTCACCGTGCGGGTGATCACTTCCTTCGCCGTCACCGCCTTACCGATACTGCTGACCCAGCCACGGAACACATCGACCGTGCCGTTCGGGAAGCGGATTTTATAGGCACGGGTATCACCTTCATTAAACCACGCCAGCAGCGCCTGCTGCCCCTGCTCTCCGGGCATCCACGCCAGCGTGAAGCTGGTATCTCCGGCAGATTTCTGCCCCTGCCCGGTCGCAGTCCAGTCCGCATCTTCATCATCGAGATAGCTGTCGTCATAGGACTCAGCGGTCAGTTCGCCGGGTGTCAGGTCTTTAACTTTTGCCAGACGCGACCAGTCAACGTCTGAAAGCGGGTTCGCATAAGGGTCACCGTTCCCCTTATAAACCCACAGTGTGGTCCCGGCACCTTTCACCGGCATTACTGGATTTGGTACAGGCATATCGTCCTCACATTTCATAGGTAATGACATAAGTCAGATCGGCTGAACTCCACAGGCCCGCATCATCGTCGCGCCGGTAGTCATAGCCACTGGCCACCATACTGGTGATCAAATCTGACAGTGCCGGGATATCGCTCATCACCGGATAAATCCGGGACTCCATCCACGAATCCAGCTCTGAATCCGGCACCTGAGCAGGCAGGAAAACTTCAATATGCAGCTCCGCCTGCCAGGTATCGCTGTCCAGCTCTTCGCCCGTGTATTCAGCGCCGGTGAGATAAACGGCAATTGCCGGAAAATCTTCCTCATCAAAAACAGCGGGGCGACCATCAAAAAGCGTCGCACCGGTGTCATGCTTCTCCAGTGCATCCAGTACGGCTGCACGGAGTTCAGTATGTTTCATCGCTTTATTACCATTCTCAGTTGATGCTGCAGCGCATAGCCCAGCTCTTTCGGAAGACGCTCACGCCGTATCCGTTCAATATTCTGTTTAAACGCCGTGGTAAGTGGCACCGCCATCGGAATTTTCACCACATCAATGGGGTAACGGTTTTTCCCGGCCACACGCTGCATGACATGCCACCGGCCATTTTTCAGTTGCTGAATAAACGCGCCGGGAATACGACGGTTACCCACCACAAGCACGCTGCCGCCACCTTTCAGGGATGAATGCTGCCCCTTTTTACGACGCCTGCGGCGGGACAGGACAACCCGTGCGTTACCCAGCCTGATTACGGGCAAATCCCCCCGGTTAACTTTGATTCTGGCCTGCGGATTTTTGACCGTGGCCCTTTTCAGCCTGGCCCTTTCCTTTACCAGTTTCCGGCGTACCTTTGTCTCACGGGCAACCTGTGACGCCGACTGCGATATCGCGGATGAAGCAACGCGGTTAATGGCCATTGCGGCGGCACCAGGCACCGCCGTTTTGCTGATACGGCTGAGGTTTTCAACGGCCTGCTCAAGACCTTTTATGGCCATACATCCCCCTTTCAGCGGCGACGGTTAACGGCAGGCGGTACGCCCCGCCCAAGCCAGAGATGACAGCTTCCGCCATCATCCGGCGTAACCCGATCTACCCAGAAGTTTTCCTCACCGATGGTCAGCGTGTCTCCACGCCGCAGCTGCCGCACATCATCAGTCCGGACAAACAGGGACGGGCTGGAGCCTTCAACGCGCACGCCCTGTCCGGCATAGCTGATATTTTCAGGGTCATCAAAAACACCACGTATTACTACGCCGGATTGCTCACCGGATGTAATGGTGGCTGACGTTCCCATGTACCCGCGTATCGTTTCATCGGCGCGGGCAATGGCAGCATCGAACAGGTTATCGAAATCAGCCACAGCGCCTCCCGTTATTGCATTCTGGCCAGGCTACGTTCTGTCATTTCGACTGCCACACCGGCAGAAACACGAAACGCCGTTCCCGGCAGCACAAATGCCACAGGTTCATCCCGCGTGGCGTGAAGTGCATCAGTATGCAGCGTCACCATTGCCACGACCGTGACCAGTTCAGCCGTATCCTGAATCACGGTATCCGGCTGCGCTGATACCACCTCATTTTCATGCCCGGTCAGCACATTTTCCGGGCTGAGAGGGGTGGCCTGACCGGCAGTGTCATCCGTATCATCAAGCTCCTCTTCCAGCTCTGCCACACGGAGCGCCAGTTCTTCTTTCGTTCCTGTCAGGCTGATATCACGGTTCAGTTGTTCACCCAGCGAGCGGAGACGGGCAATCAGTTCATCTTTCGTCATGAACTCCTCCACAGAGAGAAAATGGCCCCGAAGGGCCATGATTACGCCAGTTGTACGGACACGAACTCATCAGGGTCAGCCAACAGCATCAGCGGTGCTGACTGAATCATGGTGAACTCACGTGCCGGATCGCCGGTGGTCACCCAGTTTTTCGGGTAACGGGCAGAGGCGTTAATGCCTTCGCGCTGTGCGTCCGCATCCTGAATGCAACCATAGGTGCGCAGACCGCGTGCCTGAGTGTTCCCCAGCACCATCGTGTTGTCCGGCAGGAAGTTCTTTTTGACACCGTTTTCCACGTACTGCCCGGAATACACGACGATGGCCACATCGCCATACATTCCCTTATAAGACACCGCTTTGCCCAGGTCTTTTACCGCTGTCTCCAGTTCGGAATGAGAGCCGCGACGGGTATCCAGCTTCTCCTTGACGGCTTTGAAGGAACGGAACAGCGCCCAGCCTTTCGGGTCAAACACGATGATATTCACCACGCCGCTGGCGTTCAGCGCGTAGGCTTCGATATCGTCGGTCGGGTCATACGTGGACTTGTCGCGCTTGCTCCACTCCGTGCCGCCGGACTGCGTGATGTTGTTCGCCGCACTGCGGCCCATATCCACCTCAACCGGATCGAAGGCTTCACCGGTCATGGTGTATTTGCCCTTAAGCACGGCAGAAACTGCCTGCATCTCTTCGACCTGGGCAATGGCCAGCTCTTCGTCACGCATGTTCTGCATAATGATGCGACGGCGGCGGTAAGCCGGGTCCGCCAGATTCTGCGGATCTTCATCCGGCAGGCGACGCAGGGTCATCTGCGGATTCACCTCATGCTTGGGTTTGACATATCCCGGCGTAAATTCAGAGGTGGAGCCGCCACGGGAGCGGATAACCTCACCGGAAACAATCGGCGAAACGTACAGCGCCATGTTTACCAGTCCCGGAATTTGTGAGAGATAGACTTTCTCCGTGGTGAAGGGATAGCTTTCACGGAAAAAGAGACGCAGAAACAGCGGATCAAACTTAAATTTCTGCTCATTTGCCGCCAGCAGCTGGGCGGTTGTGTACATCGACATAAAAAAAATCCCGTAAAAAAAGCCGCACAGGCGGCCTTTAGTGATGAAGGGTAAAGTTAAACGATGCTGATTGCCGTTCCGGCAAACGTGGTCCGTTTTTTCGTCTCGTCGCTGGCAGCCTCCGGCCAGAGCACATCCTCATAACGGAACGTGCCGGACTTGTAGAACGTCAGCGTGGTGCTGGTCTGGTCAGCAGCAACAGCAAGAATGCCGACAGCAGCACCGTCGGTGGTGCCATCCCACGCAACCAGCTTACGGGTGGATGTGTCCAGCATCAGCGGGGTCATTGCAGGCGCTTTCGCACTCAATCCGCCTGGCGCGGTTGCGGTATGAGCCGGATCACTGTTGCCCAGCGGCTGGTAATGGGTAAAGGTTTCTTTGCTCGTCATAAACATCCCTTACACTGGTGTGTTCAGCAAATCGTTAACGGCATCAGATGCCGGGTTACCTGCAGCCAGCGGTGCCGGTGCACCCTGCATCAGACGATCCAGCGCAGTGTCACTGCGCGCCTGTGCACTCTGTGGTGCTGCGGCCAGAATGCGGCGGGCCGTTTCCACGGTCATACCGGGGGTTTCTGCCAGCACGCGTGCCTGTTCTTCGCGTCCGTGAGCCTCCTCACAGTTGAGGATCCCCATAATGCGGCTGTTTTCTGCCGCAACCGCTGCGGTGATCTGCGCGTTCACGTCCGGCTGCGCCGCGCTGGCGTTTTCGCCCTCCGTCGCTGGCACCACCTCAGTAACGTCAGCCTGCGAAGCAGTGGCTGAAACAGTTGTTGATTGAGTCTCTTTGGTCATTCGCCCTCCTGAGAGACGGGATTTACGTGCATCCAGTGCATCACGCATGACGGTGATCGCATCGGTGCTGTTAACAAGTTCATCAGCCAGTCCGGCATCAATGGCCTCCTGACCGCTGTACACTGCAGCCTCGGTATCCAGCACAGCCTGCACAGACAGGCCGGTATATGCCGACACCTTCTGTGCAAACATCTGGCGGGTTGCGTCCATCCGGGACTGCAGTGTCTCCCGGACATCATCCGGAAGATGGCTGTAGGGGTTGCCATCCACCTTATGGCTGCCGCTGTAAATCAGCGTGATTTCCACACCCTGTTTCTCCAGCGCAGCGCCGTAATTACTGTGAGCCATCATGACGCCGATGGAGCCTGTCCGGGCGGTCTGCGTGACCAGACGCCGGGAGGCAGCACTGGCAAGCAGCTGACCTGCACTGCAGTTCATGTCGTTGGCCAGCGCCCATACCGGTTTTATGTCACGCACACGGGCGATGATGTCAGCGCAGTCAAATGCTCCCGCCACCATTCCGCCTGGCGTGTCCATATCGAGCAGAATGCCGTCCACCATCGGGTCGCTGGCAGCCTGTTGCAGACGGGCGATAATGCCGTTGTAACCGGTCATCCCCGAGTACGGCTGCAGCGCCCGCGTCCGGCTGACCAGCGTGCCGGACACCGGCAGCACGGCGATGCCGTTCATGACCTGATAACTGCGGGCCTGTCGTGGTCCGTCATCATCACCGGATAATGCCAGCGTCGCGAGTGCCTCCTGGGCAGTCAGGCTGTCGCCGGACACCGCATCCGTCAGGCGGCTGATCCCAAGCTGGCCTGCAAGCGCACAAAAGAAAACCCGCGCATAGGCGGGTTCAAGCATCAGCGGCTCATTAAAGGCCATGCTGGCAATATGCGGGAGATTACGCAGCTCTGCTGTCACTCTTCTCCTCCTCTGTTGATTGTCGCAGCCCGGATTCAAATGCCGCAGCCGCCCAGGCGGGCGGTTTAAGACCAGCCGCGCGGCGCTCCATCGTTTCACGGACCTGCTGGGCAAAAATTTCCTGATAGTCGTCGCCGCGTTTTGCGCACTCTTTCTCGTAGGTGCTCAGTCCGGCTTCTATCAGCATCACCGCTTCCTGTACTTCTTTCAGACCATCGATGGCCATACGACCGGAGCCTATCCAGTCACAGTTCCCCCAGGCACTGCGGGCTTCCTGAAAACTGAAGCGCGCTTTTGAAGGTAACGTCACCACGCGGCGAACGATGGCCTCTTCCAGCCAGCACAGAAACATCTGGCTCGCCTGACGGGATGCGACGAATTTTCGCCGCCCCATAAAGTGCGCCCACGACTCGTTCGCGCTGGCCCGTGCCGTGGAGTAGCTCATCTGAGCGTAATTCCGGGAAAGCTGCTCATACGAGACACCCAGCCCGGCAGCGATATACCGCAGCAGTGACTGCTCAAACACGGAGTAGCCGTTATCCGTGTCCTGAGCCGTCTGCAGGTTCAGTGAGTCACCCGGCATCAGGTGCGGTACTTTTGCGCCTCCCAGCCGGACCGGCGCTGCGGCGTAATACGCGGCAATTTCACCAATCCAGCCCGTCAGCTTGTCCCGCTGCTCCTGACTGTTCGCGCCCAGAATAAAATCCATCGCTGACTGCGTATCCAGCTCACTCTCAATGGTGGCGGCATACATCGCCTTCACAATGGCGCTCTGCAGCTGCGTGTTCTGCAGCGTGTCGAGCATCTTCATCTGCTCCATCACGCTGTAAACACATTTGCACCGCGAGTCTGCCCGTCCTCCACGGGTTCAAAAACGTGAATGAACGAGGCGCGCCCGCCGGGTAACTCACGGGGTATCCATGTCCATTTCTGCGGCATCCAGCCAGGATACCCGTCCTCGCTGACGTAATATCCCAGCGCCGCACCGCTGTCATTAATCTGCACACCGGCACGGCAGTTCCGGCTGTCGCCGGTATTGTTCGGGTTGCTGATGCGCTTCGGGCTGACCATCCGGAACTGTGTCCGGAACAGCCGCGACGAACTGGTATCCCAGGTGGCCTGAACGAACAGTTCACCGTTAAAGGCGTGCATGGCCACACCTTCCCGAATCATCATGGTAAACGTGCGTTTTCGCTCAACGTCAATGCAGCAGCAGTCATCCTCGGCAAACTCTTTCCATGCCGCTTCAACCTCGCGGGAAAAGGCACGGGCTTCTTCCTCCCCGATGCCCAGATAGCGCCAGCTTGGGCGATGACTGAGCCGGAAAAAAAAGACCCGACGATATGATCCTGATGCAACTGGATGGCGTTGGCGGCATAGCCGTTATTGCGTACCAGATCGTCTGCGCGGGCATTGCCACGGGTAAAGTTGGGCAGCAGGGCTGCATCCACACTTTCACTCGGTGGGTTCCACGCCCGCAACTGCCCACCAAATCCGCTGCCACCGCCGTGATAACCGGCATAGTCGCGCAGCGATGTCATGCCGTCCGGCCCCAGAAGGGTGGGAATGGTGGGCGTTTTCATACATAAAATCCTGCAGGTCCCCTGCGTCGCTGTGTCATGCCGGTCTGCACTTCCAGCTCTGCAATATATTTTTTCAGGTCAGACACGGAAGTGGCCGTAAACTCCACCCTTCGTCCGTCTTTCTGTACTGTTGCCACCCGTTTACCTGTCATCAGGTCATGCAGTGCCGCACGGGCAGCGGCAAGTTCTTCCTGTCGCGTCATTCATCCTCTCCGGATAAGGCACGGGCGTAATCTGCCAGTGTTTTCTTGTTGGTTGCTGCACTATCCTCTTCCTGCAGGCTCGCCAGCAGTGCACTGAGATCCAGTTGCCAGCGGGAAATACTGATGCGCAGCGCCGCCAGCGCATAAACGAAGCAGTCGAGTGCCTCATTGCGTCGCTTTTTGCTGTCCCACAGTATTTTTTTCCTGCCATCCACCCATTTTTCGACCTGCTCTTCAGCAGTCAGCTGCTGCGCTTCGGTCAGATCAAAAATATCCGGGTTATTCGGGAAGTGAACGGCACCGGGAAGCGGTTCATCCCCTTCCGGCGTCAGTGTGAAGCGGTTATAAATCTGCTCTTTCGCGGTATCCGTACCGATTTCGGTAAGGTAAACCCCGTTTTTGTTTCGCTTACGTGGCATGCTGGCCACCGGCTTACCGTAGACGGATGCCCCTTTAATGGGGATCACCCGGAACAGCCCATGCTTTTTCGAGCGTTCATACACAATGGTCGGGTCAATCCCGCCAGTATCCCAGCAGATACGGGATACCGACATTTCTGCACCATTCCGGCGGGTATAGGTTTTATTGATGGCCTCATCCACACGCAGCAGCGTCTGTTCATCATCGTGGCGGCCCATAATAATCTGCCGGTCAATCAGCCAGCTTTCCTCACCCGGCCCCCATCCCCATACGCGCATTTCGTAGCGATCCAGCTGGGAGTCGATACCGGCAGTCAGGTAAGCCACACGGTCAGGAACGGGCGCTGAATAATGCTCTTTCCGCTCTGCCATCACTTCAGCATCCGGACGTTCACCGATTTTCGCTTCCCATGTCTCACCGAGCGTGGTGTTCACGAAGGTTTTACGTTTTCCCGTATCCCCTTTCGTTTTCATCCAGTCTTTGACAATCTGCACCCAGGTGGTGAACGGGCTGTACGCCGTCCAGATGTGGAAAGTCACGCTGTCCGGCGGCTCAATCTCTTCACCGGATGACGAAAACCAGAGAATGCCATCACGGGTCCAGATCCCGGTCTTTTCGCAGATATAACGGGCATCAGTAAAGTCCAGCTCCTGCTGGCGGATGACGCAGGCATTATGTTCGCAGAGATAAAACACGCTGGAGGGATCATCCGGCGTCCATTTGAGGCCAAACGGCGTCTCTTTATCGCCAAATTTAAGGTACTGCTCCTCCCCGCAGTGCGGGCAGGCAACATGAAAACGCATAAAATGCGGGGATTCACTGGCTGCACGCTCAATCTGACAGGTGCCTCTCACTTTGGGCGTGGAGCCACGGATGGACTTTGGCCAGACCGAGCCTTCAATACGCTTGTCACCCAGGAACGTCGGAGAGCCTTCCTGTTCAATATCATCATCAAAGGCAGCAAGTTCATCATAACCCGCCACATCCACCGACTTTTCACGGTAGTTTTTTGCCGCTTTACCGCCCAGACACCAGAAGCCACGACCATTGGTGAAACGCTTCATGGTGAGCGTGTTATCCCGGTGCTTTTTGCCATACCACGGAGCCAGCGCCAGCAGCGACGGAATATCGCGGATGGTCGGCTCAACGTGGGTTTTCATAAAGTTTTCGGCATCGCCATCCGTCGGCAACCAGATAAGGGTGTTACGCTGCTTATGCTCTATGAAGTAGGCATAAACACCCAGCAGCATTTTGGAATAACCAACACGGGCAGACTTCACCACATTCACCTCGCGGATGTAGTCGCTGCCCATCGCATTCATGATGGCCCGCTGAAAGGGCAGTGTTTCCCAGCGCCCTTCCTGGTATGCGGATTCTTTCGGGAGATAGTAACTGGCATCCGCCCATTCAACGGCGGTCTGTGGCTCCGGCCTGAACAGTGAGCGAAGCCCGGCGCGGACAAAATGCCGCAGCCTGTTAACCTGACTGTTCGATATATTCACTCAGCAACCCCGGTATCAGTTCATCCAGCGCGGCTGCTTTGTTCATGGCTTTGATGATATCCCGTTTCAGGAAATCAACATGTCGGTTTTCCAGTTCCGGAAAACGCCGCTGCACCGACAGGGGGATCCCGTCGAGAATACTGGCAATTTCACCTGCGATCCGCGACAGCACGAAAGTACAGAATGCAGTTTCCACCACTTCAGCGGAGTCTCTGGCATTTTTCAGCTCCTGTGCGTCGGCCTGCGCACGCGTAAGTCGATGGCGTTCGTACTCAATAGTCCCTGGCTGGAGATCTGTCTCGCTGGCCTGCCGCAGTTCTTCAACCTCCCGGCGCAGCTTTTCGTTCTCAATTTCAGCATCCCTTTCGGCATACCATTTATGACGGCGGCAGAGTCATAAAGCACCTCATTACCCTTCCCACCGCCTCGCAGAACGGGCATTCCCTGCTCCTGCCAGTTCTGAATGGTACGGATACTCGCGCCGAAAATGTCAGCCAGCTGCTTTTTGTTGACTTCCATTGTTCATTCCACAGACAAAAACAGAGAAAGGAAACGACAGAGGCCAAAAAGCCCGTTTTCAGCACCTGTCGTTTCCTTTCTTTTCAGGGGGTGTTTTAAATAAAAACATTAGGTTACGGCGAAGAAGAACGGAAACGCCTTAAACCGGAAAATTTTCATAAATAGCGAAAATCCGCGCGCCTTCCGCCCCGTAACGTTCTGGATTGCCGGAAAGGACCCGCCAGCCATTCGGGTTTACTTCGCAATGGGATTTAATATCTGAACGACCAAAGTCGTGCGACCACGGTCGCACAGACCTGAATACACGTCCTGTTTCTTCCACCCCCGCACAGGACTGGCGAGCATGAGGGACAACCCCGCGAATCATAAACGCGGTAAAAACCCGGTGTGCATCGTTTTTGATTATTCCCACACACTCGCGCAGAAGGAATTCCCCGTCGGGCTACGGTCATGGTTAATGCAGGAATACGGCGACGATACAGCGCATAATGTGTCAGGCTTGAATACCTTTATCGAATCCCGGTAACGAATTCTCCTGACGTTCCAGTCAGGTGATGATATGCATGGTGAGATTCAGATATGAAAAAGCCCCGCTAAAAGCGAGGCCATAAATAACTTAATATCTTATTGAGGACGCTGGAGTAATCCGTGCTGAGCGAGAGTTAGAGCAATGTCATAAGACCCTTGCCTGTCTTTATAGCAAGTTTTATCAACTAGCTCAGCTTTGCTAATTCCGGGTAAATCAAGAATCAGATTCGCAACTTCAATTGCCCTTTGGTACAACTTACCGATCTTTTTCTCCCCATGCTGTGGTTTTACATTCTTCAGATAACCGCTATCCGCCAGGGCGAGAAATGTTGCCCTTGGGCATATCTTCTTTCTTGACGATTCGCTTTCTGTAACCTCTGCGACAGCTGCATCCCATGCATCACGAGGGGATATTGAATTATCAGCAACCAAATAATAAGCAATTAAAGCGGCGCGCGCGTATTGAGACATAATGCATCCATATACAAAAATCTTATGATAAGACTTTTCTAATATGAACACTGTGATCTCACATACTCTTGCAGGCCATTCAATTGGTTAGTTATGGTTTCGATGCGCTCTCTGAGAACGAAATAATCCCGTTGAGCGGTGTCAGTAAGTCTGGGGCTGGCGCCATCATCCACGCCGGAGGCGGCGGTGATTTTATGCATGTCGGGACAGACTGCATTGAAGCGCAGCCGCTTACGCCCAGCAGAAACATCAGCACGGAGACTTTCGATAGTCGCGTTAGCATCAGCAAGCTCCTTTGTGTATCTGGCGTCAAGTTCTGCTACATCACGTTGACGCTTCTGCATATCAGCGATGATGGATGTGGCTTTATCGCGCTGGTCTTTGTAGGCGATGGCGTTATCACGGTAATGATTAACAGCCCATGACAGGCAGACGATGATGCAGATAATCAGAGCGGAGATAATCGCGGTTAACCTGCTCATTGCTGCCCCCACAAACAGACTTCACGCTCAATATCACGACGGGTCATCAGCCCTTTCCATTGCTTACCGCCAGCGTATGTCCAGCGACGTAGCTGGTCACATGCGCCTTTGATATCGCCCTGGTTTATTTTGCGAAGAAGCGTCGATGTTCTGAAATTGCCTGCACCCACGTTGTAAACGAACGAGTAAAGAGCGCCGCGCGTTGTTTCCGGTATATCGACTTTGATGTACGGGTTAATTTGTCTGGCGACCGTGGCAAGGTCTTTATTCAGGAGGGCTTTGCATTCTGCTTCGGTATACGTTTTACCGGGAATGATGTCTTTTCCTGTATGCCCGTAACATACAGTCCATACACCAACTATGTCTTTGTAAGGATTATGTCTCACACCTTCCAGACCATCGTTACCACTTGGGCCAGTGATTAACACAGATGCTATGGCAATAGCCCCGCCACCAATAGCAGCAGCAACGGCTTTTCGTAATGATGGAGGCATTATTCACCTCTCGCAGCCTTTCGTCTGTCTTCTCTGATTTTGAAATACAGATTTGTCAGATAAGTGAGAAAACCCAACACAAGGCTTCCAAGCACTCCAATCGCTGCCCACTGTGACGGACTGACCTGATCCAACCACTGCAAAAACCAGTATCCTGCACTACCAGCAGATGTTCCGTAGGCAATGCCAGTTGAGATTTTGTCCATTGATTTCATAGCAACGCCTCCGCCAGTAACGGATTGCGTAGTTCTTATATTGGGAAGGGGAAAAAAGAAGGCCGCAGCGTAACTATCACTGATGAATTCAGGATAGCCAGTGGCTACGGCTCAGTTATGGTGCTGGTTAACGGACTTGAACCGCTACCCATTCGCTTACAAGGCGACTGCTCTACCATTAGAGCTAAACCAGCATGTTTGGCGGGACAGCGTGGACTCGAACCACGATAAGAAGGTTAACAGCCTTCCGTAATGACCTTTATACGACTGACCCAAATAAAAAATCCCGAAACCGTTATGCAGGCTCTAACTATTACCTGCGAACTGTTTCGGGATTGCATTTTGCAGACCTCTCAGCCTGCGATGGTTGGAGTTCCAGACGATACGTCGAAGTGACCAACTAGGCGGAATCGGTAGTAAGCGCCGCCTCTTTTTATCTCACTACCACAACGAGCGAATTAACCCATCGTTGGGTCAAATTTACCCAACCTTATTCAAAAAGTCAATATCATGCCGTTAATATGTTGCCATCCGTGGCAATCATGCTGCTAACGTGTGACCGCATTCAAAATGTTGTCTGCGATTGACTCTTCCTTGTGGCATTGCACCACCAGAGCGTCATACAGTGGCTTAACAGTGCGTGACCAGGTGGGTTGAGTAAGGTTTGGGATTAGCATCGTTACAGCGCGATATGCGGCGCTTGCTGGCATTCTTGAATAGCCGACACCTTTGCATCTTCCGCACTCTTTCTCAACAACTCTCCCCCACAGCTCTGTTTTGACAATATCAACCGCACGGCCTGTACCGTGGCAATCTCTGCATCTTGCACCCGGCGTCGCGGCACTACGGCAATAATCCGCATAAGCGAATGTTGCGAGCACTTGCAGTACCTTTGCCTTAGTATTTCCTTCAAGCTTTGCCACACCACGGTATTTCCCCGATACCTTGTGTGCAAATTGCATCAGATAGTTGATAGCCTTTTGTTTGTCGTTCTGGCTGAGTTCATGCTTACCGCAGAATGCAGCCATTCCGAATCCGGCTTGTGATTGCGCCATCCCCATAGCAGCCATCACATCAGTACCGGAAAGAGAGTCAGAAGCCGTGGCCCGTGGTGAGTCACTCATCATCGGGCTTTTTGGCGAATGAAATTTAGCTACGCTTTCGAGTCTCATGCGCCTTCTCCCTGTACCTGAATCAATGTGAGGTTTCCGCAGAACACTGCGCCGGTATCGATATACATCTGGTTGGCAAATTTAAGTGGTTTCACTGCTGGCGTATGACCAAAGATGAACGTGTCCGCGCCTTTGATTTCTTTCACGATCCCGTCTTGTGAGTTGCTGATTCGTTCGCGGTTCCAGATTACCTGCTGATGATCAACTGGCTTTCCAAACTCGTATTCGTCACAAGGATAATCGGCGTGGCAGATGACATATTTTTTATCTTTGCTCACCAGTTCGATGATTAACGGAAGTTCATCTGCTTTATGGGCAAGAGCTTTAGCCAGAATTTCTTTGTCGTAATCGAGATTAAAGAACCAGCCACCGCCATTAAGCAGCCAGTGATTGACGTTTCCACGCTCTGATAAGCCATCAATCATCATGTGCTCATGGTTTCCACGTACAGCTCTGAACCAGGGGAATGTGATTAATTCCAGGCATTCAACGTTCTCTGCACCACGATCAACCAAATCGCCAACCGAGATAAGCAGGTCTTTTTTGGTGTCGAATCCAATCGTATCCAGTTTGTTCATCAGGTTCGTGTAGCATCCGTGCAGGTCGCCAGCTACCCAAATATTTCGGTAGTTGCTGCCATCAATTCTTTCGTAGATATTCATGCTGCCTCACTTCTGCTGTTTCGCAGATTTTTAAGTTTCTGCTGATACTCCGCCTTGATGGCCCTGCACTCTTCGACAGTCCAGCGATGGCGGTTATGGTTTGATTCGATTTCGTCTACTGCTTCCTGCCCGATGCGATTAATCAGTTCGACGCGATACGGAACGAGATTTCCGCTTTTGTGCTGGTTGCACACCACGCATTGCTTGTGAATATTGCGTTCATCAAATCGGAGTTGAGGTGCCGCAGCAGTTGTCCGGTAATGCCCGGCATCCCACTGAGCAGACGTGAGCGTTCCGCACGAGATACATGGTAAGTCGCGGTCTCTTTCTCTGATGAAGGCGTTTACGGCTTGTTGGGCTTGTTTAATCCAGTAACTGCGGGGCTTTAAGGCGAGTTTTCGAATCTTAATTTTATCTTTCTGTTTCTGCTCCTCTCGTCGTCGTTTCTTCTCTGCTGCTTTTTCCGCTTTTTCGCGTTCTTTGCTTCGTCGTTCGAGTGCTATCTTTGTTCCACACTCTGGAGAGCACCACCACTGATTAGCGAATGCAGGGTGAAACCATTCCCGACATTCATCGTTTTTACATCGTCTTCGCGCTGGTTTAGCCATCGTCTTCTTCCTCGTGCATTGAGCTATTCGGATCGCTCATCAGTTCTGCGCAGCAGTACTCACACACGTGAACTTCCAACACATGCAGCTTCTGACCGCAGTTAGCGCACGTTAAAGCCTGCTCGACGCTTTCTTGTTCGTAACTTCGATTTGGGTCAATCACCTTGTTTTCCTCGCACGATGTCTTAGCCACCGGATATCCCACAGGTGAGCCGTGTAATTGAAGGTTTTTACGTCAGATTCTTTTGGGATTGGCTTGCGTTTATTTCTGGAGCGTTTCGTTGGAAGGTATTTGCAGTTTTCGCAGATTATGTCGGTGATACTTCGTCGCTGTCTCGCCACACGTCCTCCTTTTCCTGCGGTAGTGGTAACACCCCTGTTGGTGTTCTTTCACACCGGAGACACCATCGATTCCAGTAAGGTTGATTTGGTCGGAAGCGGTTATCTTCTTTGCATTCACCGCACCGATAACATCGCATCATGCTGCCCGGTCTCCCCATCGCGCTTTCCACTCCAGAGCCAGTCGCGCTTCGTCTGACCACTTAACGCCACGCTCTGTACCGAATGCCTGTATAAGCTCTAATAGCTCCGCAAATTCGCTTACACGCATCCTGCTGGTTGACTGGCCTATTACCACAAAGCCATTCCCGGCAAGGTTAGGAACAACATCCTGCTGCTTTAATGCTGCGGTAAACACACACTTCCAGCTTTCTGCATCCAGCCAGCGACCATGCCATTCAACCTGACGAGAGACGTCACCAAGGCAAGCCCAAAGCTTTCGATTCTGGTCTAAGCTGCGGTTGCGCTCCTGAATGGTTACTACGATTGGTTTGGTTGGGTCTGGAAGGATTTGCTGGATAGCTTGAATGGCGTTCTGCTGATGGATGGGGCTTCTTAGTTCAAATGTTAGTTTCCTCACCATTTACGCTCCTGTAATCGTCAAGTGCAGCTGCAATAGTCCCTATCGGGTCATGGTCTTGCCCGATAATCTCATTTACGTTTTCATCATCTTCCACATCGAAAAAGAATCGCAGGGCTAACATGATTTCTTCGTATGCGCTCATACTCACTCCTTCACTTTGACTCCAGCGGCTATGATGGCTTTCATCACTGCAATTACCGTTTTGTCCTTCCCATCCTCATGCCCCATCGCATAAGCGCCTTCTTCGCCACCTTTCCAAAAGTTGTCATTCGATTCGGGCCAGTCGATATCCAGTTCAATAGCAGAGCGCGATGCCTGCCACGTTTGCCAGTGGCCTTGAACATCGTCCATCACGTATTGACCGCCAATATTACCGCTGCCAATTTCATAGTGATTTTCAGGGTAACGGATAAGGTCTGAAGATTCGCCTCCACGTCGCAACCAACTTTCTTCAAACTGCTTTCTTGATTCGTCCATATTCCTGTCCGTTTATAATTTTTTGGGTTACCAATAATATTTGATAATCGACATAATTATTGGTAGCAACGCGCCGACAACTGATAACCGTAAAACAAACCCCGCTCCCAATATGCGATATCCATTCTTCCAGAGAGCAAAACTCATAATCAGAAGACATCCATGAAAAATCGCGACAAGAAATAAACTATAAATAAATGCATTTGCCATCAGTGCTTACCCTCTCTCACTTAATCTCCTCCACGCTTCGTTAAACTCTTCTCGTGTTGCGCCGGATTTTCTTTCTTCAAACATCATGCATTCGCTGATGTCTCCCCATGACTTTGGTCGCTTTTCAGCGAACAGATCATCCCGTTCGAATACCCAGCGTCCTGATTTTCGGTAGTGGTAAATGGTCAGCCATGTTGTGCTGTTCGCTGGATACCCATAGAGAACTTCGACTTTTTGATCACGGTCTTTATGCTTTTTCAGCAGGATAAAGCCAGCAACCAGCGAAGCTCCGGCAAGAATGATGATTGGTATTTGCCAGTCAGCCACGCTTACCTCCGCTTAACTCACAAAACGCCACGCCATTTTTGCTACGACAACAGGCATAACACCGATAATCCCCCACAGGAAAATGCTACCTAAAAGCATATTCCCCAGGTCTTTACCTTCGCCTACCAACCGGACAAAACAGCCAGCAACCACAATGAACGTCGCCACCATCCACAGAGCACCGAGAAGCCTCAATGCAGAGAAAATCAACTCAACCACGATTTACTCTCCCCCAAATAAAAAAGGCCTGCGATTACCAGCAGGCCTGTTATTAGCTCAGTGATGTAGATGGTCATACGTCAGCCCCTTGTGCATATCGTCTGCCACGCGCAGCAGGTGCATTTGATGCTGTGCAAATCTGTCTGGCTTCATCCTGGTCACATGCAACAAAGTGTCCGTTGCAGAACCGCTGGTAAACCGTACCAAGCGAGCCAAAACGGTTTTTCGTCACAATGATTTCAGCAAATGGCGCGGCGCTACTGTTCTCGTCATATACCGCTTCCCGATAGAGCATGATGATTGAGTCTGCGTCCTGTTCAATGCTTCCTGAATCACGCAAATCTGCGTTTGTCGGGCGTTTGTTTGGTCGCTTCTCAACATCGCGCGAAAGCTGACTTAGGGAGATAACTGGCGTTTTCAGGTCTTTCGCCATCGCCTTCAGGCTTCCGGAGATGTGAGCAATTGCGAGGTCGTTGCGATCTGCTTTCGGCTTCTCAATCAGGCCAAGATAATCCACCATGATGAGTGACAGGTTTGGATTTTCCTGTTTGTGCCGTTCTGCGATTGAGCGTATTTCTTCGACCGATAACCGCGAGGCATCGACTACCCATACATCCAAATCTGCAAGCTGACTCATGCCGTTAGCAACGCGCGCCCAGCCTTCGTCATCCATCGAAGCAGGATTTCGCAGCACGCTAACCGACATCCTCCCGGCGTTGGCAATGCTTCGCTCTGCAATCTGCAATGCGCTCATTTCCATCGAGAAAATCAATACTCCGCGCCGAACGTCAGAACCAGGAATAACGCGGCTTGCAACGCCTTCGGCAATCTTCAGCGCCAGTTCGGTTTTCCCCATACCAGGACGAGCGGCGATAATCACCAGGTCTTCCGCGTTCATCCCTCCGGTGATGGCGTCAAGTTCTTCGATTCCGGTCTTCAGGGTATCTGACTCTTCTCCGTTCCTCAGACGCCTGTCAAGCGTGTCAGTGTAGTCAGTGATGATTTCCCCTAACCGCACCGGTTTAACCTCGTCACGGGGCTTTCTGATGGCTGAGAGACGCTTTACAAGCTCATCCATCGCCTGACTCGATGCGTCGATGGTTCCGCTCCGAATTGGTTCACGCATTTCATCCATGATTTCCAGCACCAGACGGCGGTGATAGTTATCCGCGACCATTCCGGCATATCCCTTCAGGTTTGCGGCACTCGGGCAGTTTTTGCTGGTCATCAGGATTGACGTGAAATGCTCCTCTCCGCACTCCTCGGCAACAAGCAGCGCGTCGATTAGGTTTCTGTTTCTCGCCTGCTTGCGGATAACCTCGAAGGCTTTTCTGTAGAGCGGAATTGAAAACGCTTCCGGCTCCAGTGTTGCCAGAACGTCGCTGGCGGTTGGAGTTAATCCACCAATCAGCAGGCCACCGATAACGCTCGCTTCGATATCCTGTCTCATGCAATCCCCCTGTCTGCAAACTTCCCTTCCCGTACTCCCGTTAACGAATCTTCCCTCAACAGGTAATCAAAATCAGCCGTCCAGCCCGTGTCGTTGTCTCCGAAGTAAAACGGCTTGGCCTGATGCACAAACGCCCTGACATACGCTCTGAAACCGTCCACGTTTGGCGTTTTCAGTTGCGGAATGATTTTCTTCAAGCGACGTTTGCGTTTCTCGTTGACCGCAACAGCATGTGGAAGTCTGTCACCGACTTCGGTGTTGTAGGCGTTCAGGAAGGATTCGTAGTCGATGCGTTCTGCCTTGCGACGTTCAGGTTTAACCTGCCCATCGCCGCCCCCGTTAGGGGGTAAGGGGGTATTTGTATTTATTGTCTTTTGTATATTGTCTTTTGTGTTTAGCTGACTTGGCTTATACCCATTAGCCGACTCGGCTAATGTTTTATTAGCTGTTTTAGCTAATGTTAAGCTGTCCTGGCTAATCCACTGCGAAACCACCTTGTTCACTCCGATTTTCACGCCATCAGCAATGAGGAATTTACGCTCAATAAGCTGGCGCTTGGCAGCGCAAACATGAGTGTGGTGAATACCTGTCATGGCTGCTATCTGCGTGTTTGTGAGTCGATCCATCGGCTTATTGAATCCGTATGTCTTGCGCATGATAGCGAGCATCACCTTCAACTGCCGGACGGTTAAATCAGCCATCAGCAGACTGTCGGTAATCTCGTTAGCAACGCGCATGAAACCATCTTCGGTATCTGCCACGCGATGCTCCACGACCTCAAGTTGAGGCCTGTAATCAGCTAACTTAACGACGCCCATGTTTCACTCCTGCTTTGGCTAGTCTGTAAACACCAACAAGGCGCTCTGCGAACGCCCTGTTATTTGCTGCGGCTACCACTAATCCCTCAGGTGAATCAGAGTGTCGAATCTCTTCTTTTTCCTGGTATTTCTTACGACGTTTTGTCATAATTACTCCTGTGGATTGATCCAGTCTTTCTACATCAGGCCTCAAAACTGTTGCAGCAGTCTTGAGGCTTTTCTTTTGTCAGCACCATGGCTACTTTCTTTGCCAGCTCCGCTAATTCCTCGTCTTCAACACCCCACTCCAGCACAGCCAGAAGCATGGCCATCTTTGGGATAAAGCTGTCTTTCCATCGCGAAATTTGCGATTCATTAATCCCTAATGCATCAGCAACCTTTCGCTGACCACGTACAGCAATTCGATTTAGGATGTTGCTTGTAATTGCATTCGCTTTCTTGCGAGTACTTGTAAGTTGCATATGTAAGTATTTCCTTAACAAATAAGAAGTTATACGCACCAACTGATGCGCGTTGTATTCCCGCATTTCGGCGGGAATGAGGACCATGACTGTTAAAGAGCAATTTGCTTATGCCGCTTTGCGATAAGCACTTTCTTGATACTTCAGGGCGCCAGCTGTAACGACTTCCAGTCGATAGGCGTCTTTCTCTGGGATGACTTCCTTCCACTGAGAGACTGCTGCATCGCTAATGCCTAACGCTTTAGCTACCGCACGCTGGGTTCCGAAGTGGTCGATAACATCTTTCTTGTACATAGACTCGCTCCGAAATTAAAGAACACTTAAATTATCTATCAAAGGAATCTTAAGTCAAGTTTATTTAAGATATCTTAACTATGAATACACAACTGATGGGTGAGCGTATTCGCGCTCGCAGAAAAGAACTCAAGATTAGGCAGGCTGCCCTTGGCAAGATGGTTGGCGTGTCTAATGTTGCTATTTCCCAATGGGAGCGTTCTGAAACTGAGCCCAATGGCGAAAACCTATTGGCCTTAGCCAAGGCTTTGCAGTGCTCCCCTGATTACTTGTTGAAAGGAGAAGATAGTCTTTCAAACATTGCCTATCACAGCAGGCATGATCCAAGAGGTTCGTATCCTCTAATTAGTTGGGTAAGCGCAGGATGTTGGATGGAAGCTGTAGAGCCATATCATAAGCGTGCAATAGATAACTGGTACGATACAACCGTAGATTGTTCAGAAGATTCGTTTTGGCTGGACGTAAAAGGTGATTCGATGACGGCTCCAGCCGGTCTTAGCATCCCTGAAGGGATGATAATACTCGTCGATCCTGAAGTAGAACCTCGTAATGGGAAGCTGGTAGTGGCAAAGCTCGAAGGAGAAAACGAGGCAACTTTCAAGAAGTTAGTTATTGATGCTGGCAGGAGGTTTCTAAAACCACTTAACCCACAATATCCGATGATTGAGATCAACGGGAACTGCAAAATCATCGGTGTAGTTGTCGATGCAAAAATAGCAAACCTTCCATAAGGGGCATTCGCCCCTTTTTTCTTTCCTTTAAAAATCAAAGCAAAACTTAAGCTTCGCAATAAAATTTAAGTTTTCTTCAAAAAAGCCCTTGACCAGCAATTAAAGAAATCTTAAATTTAAGTCATCAACAGGACGCTGGTAGCCAAACGGAACAGATTGGCAGGCTCTTTAACATTGATGGGATTGTCCCGCCGAAATGCGGGAACCAAAGAGTAGTTGGCTTTGGGGTGATGTGAAGTGCAGCAGCGCGACAGCATCAGGGAGTTAACCTCCCTCCCCCCCGTCACGTCACCGCTAAAGTCAATCATCGGAGGTCAACATGACAGTAGTCATTACATATCTGGCTGACGATAACGCCAGAAATCGCCGCAGAGCACGCAGACAGGCTCAACGTGAACAGGCAATGAAAGAACAGCGACTGGTGCGGAAGATTGCGCTAAAGCTCTCTGGTTGCGTCAGAGCAGACAAAGCAGCATCACTTGGCAGCCTTCTCTGCAAGAAGGCAGATGAAGTCGAGCGTAAACAGAACCGTATTTACTACCGCAAGCCACGCAGTGAAATGGGTGTGACTTGTGTTGGTCGCCAGAAAATGAAATTAGGCAGCAAACCACTTATTTGAGGTGATATATGGAAGAAGAATTTGAAGAGTTCGAAGATCATCCGCAGGATGTGATGGAACAGTACCAGGACTATCCGTATGACTACGACTATTGATAAAAATCAATGGTGTGGACAATTCAAGCGATGCAATGGATGCAAGCTGCAATCGGAATGCATGGTTAAGCCTGAAGAAATGTTTCCTGTAATGGAAGATGGGAAATATGTCGATAAATGGGCAATACGAACGACGGCAATGATTGCCAGAGAACTTGGTAAACAGAATAACAAGGCTGCCTGATGGTGGCCTTTATTTTTGGCATAAACAACAGAATAAACACTGCACTGTGTATTCATTCCAACGAGTGAATACACGGAGCAATGTCGCTCGTAATTAAACAGGAGCCGACTTGTTCTGATTATTGGAAATCTTCTTTGCCCTCCAATGTGAGGGCGTTTTTTTTAACGGAGTAAACGATGATAAAAACTGATTATCCTGCAGAACTTAAACAAAAAGTAATAACAGCAATTAAATGCTCTTTTTATCTCATGTCGTACAGATGAAGAACGATATGTCGTTGAGTGTGCAATTGTCGAGTTTCTCACAGCGATGGAATTTACCGCAGCAGAATCAATAGACGTATTAAAGCAATCAGACGGAAATGATATTGAAACAGATGATGTTATTGACCGACTAATAAAATCATTCGAAGAAGAAATAGAGTAGCCGCCTGAGCGCGGCTTTACCGCATACCAATAATGCTTCACGAGAGGCATTTTCGTTATGCAATCAAATATAAGGAGTTACCCATGATGCACTTTCAGCTCGCGGGTAGCGGCGTCATGTCCGCTTTCTACCCGCACGAATCTGAATTATCACGCCGAGTTAAACAATTAATCAGAGCAGCAAAGAAACAACTGGAGGCGTTATGCGCAATGAAATAGCCATTAATCACCAGATGCTTCGTGCAGCACAAAACAAAGCAGTAATAGCCAAATTTATTGGTGACTCCAAAATGTGGCTTGAAGCAAATAAAGCGATGAAATCAGCTATCAACCTTCCGTGGTATCGCAGGAAATGAGTTTTACAGATAACTGGTCAGACGAAGAATTCATTCGTCAGATGAACAAAATGCTCAATCAGCACAAAGAACAGGAGAAAGATGATGATTCTGACTCTGAATGATAAGCGTGAAATATCGCAAATAATCGCAAGTTTTACTGATGAAGATTACGAACGAATCAACAGTGAAGTTGATCGACTCTGCAAACGTTGCGACCCAATAAGCGAAATGCTTCGCTCATATAAACCAGATGAACACACTAAGGACGCTATCGACTGGCTGGAAGATGATGACTGTAACTATCAGGAAAAAGCCGCTGAATGGTTCTGGGATGCAATAACCGAAAGAGTTAAGGCTGAATATGCCTTCGCAATATTCAAACGCAGACATATTTATGGAAAAGCAGCATGAGCAATATCGTTGAATTCGTTAAACAGCAGGAGCAGTTATTCTGCGGAGCATTGACTGAACAGACGGTGACATGGGCTAAGGAAAGCCAGTTTGCAATTCAGTATTTCCAGAAAAACGATTACCTGGCTAAAACAGCACTGGCAAATCCAACCAGCGCACAGAACGCCATCATCAATGTTGCGGCGATCGGCATCACCTTAAACCCGGCTAGCAAACTGGCTTATCTGGTTCCGCGCGACGGCATGGTGTGCCTTGATATCAGTTACATGGGATTACTTCATCTTGCGCAATCGACAGGCTCAATTAAGTGGGGACAATGCAAACTGGTGTACTCAAACGACACCTATGAATCAAACGGCCTTGATTCAGCACCAACCCACAAATACAACGCATTTGGTGAGCGAGGCTCTATTGTTGGTGGTTATTGCACGGTTAAAACAGCAGATGGTGACTACCTCACTGAAGAAATGAGTCTGGCAGAAATTAAAGCTGTGGAAGCAACGAGCAAGGCAAAGAATGGACCGTGGAAGACATTCTGGGAAGAGATGGCGCGTAAAACCATAGTTAAACGCGCCAGCAAATACTGGCCTAAAGCCCAGCGACTGGATAATGCCATTCACCTGCTTAACGAAGATGAAGGTATGCATCAGGAACCAGTTATGCCGCACAAATCAGAGGAAGATATCCGCGAAGATGAACGGAAACGCCAGCAGGAAATAATGGATAAAGCACAACTTCTTTGTGATGAAATGGCCCAGGCTGAAAACATGGATGATTTGAAGCGATATTTTGCAGAAGCATATCGCCTGACATCTGGAATGAAATTGCGGCAGAACGTACAAGCCATTTACATAGAATGCAAAGCGAAACTGGAGGTTGCCAGTGAGCAAACTGTATGAAATTGCCAATGAATACGCAAAGCTGATGGATTCAGATTTAGAGCCAGAGATGATTGCTGACACAATAGAAGGCATGGAAGGAGAATTTACCGATAAAATAGAGCAACTTCTTGCCATTATTAAAAATGAGTCTGGTTATGCTGAACGCCTCAAGGAAGAGGCAAAGTCACTGAATGAACGAGCAGCAGTAATTCAAAATAAGATTGATAGCATTATGGCATATATAGCGTCATCGCTTGAAATGGTTGGCAAGAAAAAGATTCGAGCAGGTATTCACCAGGTAACAATCCGCAAACCGTCAAAAACTGTAGAAATCATCGACTCAAGCGCCCTTCCTCCTGAATACGTTGAGTTTGAAACGACAATTAAAGCCAACAAACTGGCAATCAAACACCAACTAAAAGCAGGAATAAATATCCCCGGCGCTCAACTCAAGGTTGGGAAACCTTCACTTCTTATCAAATAACGGTATCGCCTATGAAAAAGACTCCATGGGAGAAATGGGAAGTCGATTTCTTGCGCGAAGTAGCGGCGACAATGCCAGTTGAAGTTATCGCTGAAAAACTGGAAAGGACTGAAAAAGCAGTAATGGCGAAAGCAACAAGGATTGGCGCTGACATTGTTAGCAGACTTCGTGGAAGACGATGGACAAGAGCCGAAGTATCACTTTTCGGTAAGTTCTCCGCAGAAGAAATAGCAATTGCAACCTGCCGCTCAATTTATTCAGTAAGAGCTATGCGATACAAGCTAAAAAAAACTCGATGAAGAAAGAGCAGGCATACGAATAAATTAACATGGAGTAATTAACAATGAAGCTAAACATCGACCTCGGCAAATACGTTATTACTGGAACAAAACACGACCTGATTCTTAATGAAAGAGGAATTATCAAAGAAGGTGAGAATGCAGGGAAAGAAACACTAAGCCGTATCGGTTATTACAGCAAGTTTGAGCATCTGATCAAAGAGTTATGCAACCGTGAAATCCTGTTATCTCAGGCGCAGACGCTACGGGATATTCAGCAGCATATCGAAACTTTAGGTATGTCACTTAGCATGGCTATTGACCAGTTCGTGGAGAGTAAATCATGAGAGGACTTGCATACAATCCCGGCATTCTTCCGGCAGAAATGATTATTCGCCAACGTGTAAAGCCAATGCCATCTAGAGAGGAATTGCTTAAGAGAAATTCTTTTCCATCAGTGAATCAAAACAAATACCTGAATGCGATGTGGCGGAGTGGGAAGAAATTAAGCAAATGACACTAATTGAGATGGATGGTTTTCTGAAAGGTAAATGCATACCACGTGATTTAAAGGTTAACGAAACAAACGCTTAATATCTTGTCCGTAAATTCGGTGAACTTGAAGCTAAATGCGAGGCTCTGGCGGCTGAAAATGCTGGGCTTAAGGCCTTCAAAACCACCGTATATCAGCAGATGGGCGTCGGATGTGATGCTCCTGAATTCTCCATTGTGGTAGGTTTGAGTAATTTACGCCGTTTTGCTGACACACTCCACGCCATTGAGCATGAGCTCTTTACCAAAGAGCTACCTGATGAAGAACACGAAGGCGAAACATTCAATGAAAGCCCACTTAGCTGGGGAATGAGCGTTGAGCAGTACGTTTCTGACCTGGCTGCCAGCGGCGTTGCCTACAAAGAGCGGATGAATATACCGGTAATTGCAGAACAGGTAGCCCGTGAGCAACCGGAGAACCTGCACACCTATTTCATGGAACGGCTACGATACTGGCCGGCGTTGAATTAATCCACATGATGTGCAAGGGGCAATATCAGCATCCTCATGGTGATGGATTGTCACCCGCGGAACAATTTTATCTGCTAGCTGTATAAAGAAACAGCAATACAACTTTTGCTGACTTTCCACCGTTAACGCGACACAACCTTAATATGCCACAAAGGTTTTTGTTAACGAACTGCGTCTTTTTCTTTCCTGGGTGATGATTGTTTTATAATAAACAAATAACAACATTTATTCTTGTAAAAGTAATAATATCTCTTTGGTGATCGAATTTATTGATCGCATTTCAATTAAACAAATAAGGAGTTTTTTATGCCAAAAATTACCGGTGTTCTAGTGAGCCACCATGTGTTCGATATAAAAAAAAGACATGGCTAATGGTTCATTCCCGAAAACATTATTTCCAGGTGCGACATTTCAGATGGTGGTTGACAATGATGTTGTCAATAATAATACATTGGACTGGAGTGTTGTCACCAATGCGGGAGACAATTCGCTGACTGTAAATCAGGACGGCGTGGTGTCATTTTCAAATGATATTGATGAAAGTTGCATTGGTAAAACATTTGTTATTTTTGCGAAGGATAAAGCCACAGGGAAAAATGTGTCATCTTATTTAATTAAACCTTATCGCTTCTTTAAACCTCGTACCGCAACGTCGGACAGATTTTACGATGCATTGTTTTGGATTGAGGATAAAAAAGGGACTGTCCCGGCACGACGCGATATCAATAATGTCCCTTTCGATGAACTGACGGGAGAAATGTTTCATGATGTAAAACGTGAAGTGAATTCCGGGCTTTTTCAGGAATGGGGATTTTTACTGTTTAGTGGGTGGACTAATCCTGTACGTGGTGATATTGGTAGTCTCGAATCAGAAATTTTCACTTTAGAAAATGACAGTATATTTATATCGACAGTCAACTCCCTCCCATACTCCAGAGATCTCCATGATGATATGGACTCCCAGTCTGCACAGGCTGTAGCGTTTTACGGGGAATCTGTTGTTTCCTGATGTTTTAATGAGTTTTTTAATAGTCTCCGTCTTTTTAATTTAAAGAGACGGAGATTATCGGCTCTGCAACGTGAAGCTCAGGAACAAAGGTTGTGTCGCGTTAACGGTGGAAAGTCAGCAAAAGTTGTATTGCTGGCTTTTCATACAGCCAGCAGATAAATTGTTCCGCGGGTGACAGCCATTACCGCGAAGGCATATTGCAAGGGGCGTTGCTTGTGGTCGATTCCTCACTCACTCCAGTTGATGGTTCGCTGCTTGTATGTGCTATAGAGGGGGAATATCGCATAAAGAGATACCGGAAGCATCCGCGCCGCCATGATTGTCTTTCTCCTGATGCAGGAAAAGCAGAATGGCTAAATCAGCAGCAGAGCGCAAAGCCGATCAGAGAGTCAAGCAAGCATCATCCGGTATGCGTAAGCTGGAGCTTGTACTTGATGCTCAGGAAATTGAAATGCTGGAGCGTAACTGTGCCACGCGTCGCTTCAGGCGTGCGCCTTACGAGTTTGGTGAGTACATCGCGTTACTGAGCCGCCAGGATGATGCACGTGTGCGCTGGCGTATAAAATCGATCAGCAGAAAAACGTTGCGGTAAGTGCGGCGAGAGAGTTCCTGTTAATTCATGCCCGTGTAATGGTGACTCACAATGCTGGGTGACCAAAGGCTGATTCGAATTTAAGAACTGAAAGAACACCAAGCCGCCTGATGGCGGTTTTTTATTGGAGACAAGAAATGTCAGATTTGGCTATGAAGATTTTGAAATGGCAATCGACTGGCGATGTTGGCATCAGTAGCGCAACTCTTGCCTCAATCGCATGTGGACTGAAAAAGAATATCTATGGTCATCACTTCGGCGCTCCACATGACGCAGCCGATTTCCGGCGATGCGTTGCGCTTGTCGAGCAGATTCCAGAAATCAGAGATTCATTCGACAAGGTTGCAAAGCGCGTTCCGGCATTCAAAGGCATCCTCAACGAATGGGATTCCCTCGTTGCTCTGTTGAAGTCTGAAATGAAGATACACGGAAACAAAGCACCAGAGACTTACAGAAGAATTAGCGAACTACGCAAGGACTAACCATGGAATCACACAGCCTCAAACCCAATGAGGCCTGTTAACCCCCCCCTTTCATTCCAGCACCGGAGAAAACAATGAGCGAAGTTAACTTAATTGTGCCCAATGACTGGGTGACAGAGCAAAAACTGATCGAAATTACAGGTTTACGCCCAGGAACCATTGAGAGAGCACGTAAACAATCCTGGCTTGTCGGTCGTGAATATCTCCATGTTGCACCGGACGGTATTCCAAAAGAAAACAGCGAATGCATGTATAACCGCAAGGCTATCGACCAGTGGGTTGAAAGTATGTCAAAAAAAACAGCCTGGTGCGCGTCGATGAAGAACCGTTTATGCTTAATACGCTCTTGGGCGTCAGGAGGGAACAATGGCTAAGACAGCATACCCAACAGGCGTTGAGAACCATGGCGGATCACTCCGCATATGGTTTATGTATAAAGGCACACGAGTACGGGAAAGTCTCGGTGTGCCGGATACACCAAAAAACAGGAAAATAGCTGGCGAGCTACGAGCGTCTGTTTGTTTTTCCATTAAGACGGGTAATTTCGACTATGCCGCTCAGTTTCCGGACTCTCCCAACCTGAGAAAATTTGGTGCGGAAAGTAAGGAAATTACCGTCGCAGACCTGGCTGAGAAATGGCTGGATCTGAAAAAGCTGGAAATCAGTACCAATGCGATGGGGCGTTACAGCTCCATTGTAAGAAATATGGTTCCCCGAATCGGAGGCAACAGACTTGCATCTGCTGTGACCCAGGAAGAACTGCTGTTCATACGAAAGGATTTGCTGACCGGATATCATGTTCTGAAACGTGGGCAAAAAACACCCATTAAGGGACGTTCCGTGCCAACAGTTAATAACTACATGAACACCATGGCGGGGATGTTTCAGTTCGCAGCCGACAGCGGATACATCAAAGAAAATCCGTTTGCAGCCATTTCGCAACTGAAGAGATCACGAACGGAACCTGATCCGTTAACCCGTGATGAATTTGTCAGGTTGATTAACGCATTTAAGCATCAGCAATTAAAAAAATATGTGGTCACTGGCTGTTTATACGGGAGTTCGCCACGGGGAGTTGGTTTCTCTGGCATGGGAAGATATAGACCTGAAGACAGGGACAATGACGATCAGAAGAAACCACACATTAACGAAAGAGTTCACTCTTCCTAAAACCGAAGCGGGAACAAACCGTGTTATCAACCTAATTCAACCAGCAATAGACGTGCTTAAGAATCAGGCTGAAATGACACGGCTTGGTAAGCAGTATCTGGTTGAAGTGAAACTTCGTGAATATGGTCGAACTGAAATGCATCCGTGCACTTTTGTTTTTAATCCGCAAATCGTTACGCGTAATGGCCTTGCCGGGTACCATTATGCAGTTGGGTCGATTAATCAGTCATGGGAAACTGCAATGCGACGTGCGGGGATTCGCTACCGCAAAGCATATCAGTCCAGGCACACTTATGCATGTTGGTCTTTGACCGCTGGAGCTAACCCTAACTTCATCGCGAAGCAAATGGGACACTCTGATGCTCAGATGGTTTATCGCGTTTACGGATCGTGGATGGCAGAAAACAATCAGGATCAGGTATCCATTTTAAACCAGAAATTGAGTGAGTTTGCCCCATCCATGCCCCACGCTGTGGGATCGGATGTAATTAAACAAGCATAG